CTTTCATTGGTGTTGACCATGGCGTCCTGTATCAGCTTGTCCAACTTAACCGCAACGTCGAAAATATCAACGACGCGGATGTGGGTCATGTCAATACGGGTATGCCAACCGTCCAGAATATGCCGCCCGTACTGTTTGCGGTTCACTTCGGTTTCCACCGTCAAAACCACAGGTTTTACGCCAAATGTCAAAAGGTTTTGGACAGCTTCGTCCTGGTTGGTAACATCACCGCGCAGAAGGCACGGGGGGCAATGGTAGACATTGCAAGCCCGGTCCTGGGCCTGCCGCATAAGGCTTTCCATGTCGCCCACTTCTCCGTTGATTTTCTGGGAAGCTGGGCCGTCATGGGGGACGTACTCATAGCCATCAAACAGAGGGATAACGGCGTTTTTGTTTTCAAAAAACGCCTTGAATCGGGTCTGCATGATCCTGGCCACGTCGTCTTCGTAGTTCTTGTTTTTGGTGGCATTACCGGAAATTTTCAGCACGCCGCTGCGGCCACCGCTATGCTTGTACTTGTCCAGGGCTTCGGCCATTGCGTCAGCATATAACCCGTTGATCCGGTGCAGCAGTCCGGCGGCGTCCTGGTTTGCAAGTCGGAAGTAAAATACTTCCTCTTCCTGCCGGTCGCCGTGGAGCGTTAGGCCGTTGCAGGTGATCCCGGTATATCGGTTAGGCCGGAAGGCGTATACATCACGCCCGAAGCTGTCAGCCAGGTACACGCTGCCGTCTGCCCTCTGGATAACCAGCGCTTCGTTAAACCGCAGCAGCCGGGCAAAAAGCAACCGCCGGAAGAAAAAGGCGTTTTCGTTCTGGTTCGGCTCTACATTCCACCTGTACCAGTCTTCCGCCTGGGTGTATACACCGGCCTGGTAAGTTCTCCATTCGCACATTGCAGCGGTAGACGCCACAAGGTCGATAACGGAAAACAGGGCGATTTCCTCAACGTTCAGCCTGGAAGCAGCGGACCCGGTAAGGCCGGATTTTACTACGATATTCCCGTCTTTGTCCCGCTCTCCGAAGTCCAGCAGGTCGGCCAGAAAGTCCGTAAATCTCATGTTGTTCTCACCTCCTTTCCAGGCAATAAAGGCAGCCGGTGGGCCGCTCAGAAGATAAACACGCCCGGAAGCTGGGAAACGTCGGGTAATACCTCGAAAATGTCTTCGTGTTTATTGGCGACGATGAAAGCCGCCACAAGGGCCATAAAACCGTCCGTTTTCCGGGTTTTCGGCTCTATCTTCTCAAAGGTTATATTTCCGTTGCCGTCAATCTTCCGGCAGGCGTTATTCGTATACCATCGCATTGTCATGGAATCGCCCCAACGGATTTTATGGGAAATGAAAGCACTGATAAGGATCGGCGCAACCTCGGAAACTTCCGGTTTATATGTCAATTTGATATTGCCGCGCTTCGGGTCTGGGTCCCACCCGCTTTCCTTCAAGGTCTTACGCATGAGCGCAACACGGAAATGGTCGATTGCGCCGAAGCGTATATCGTTCTGTAGGGCCTGCTCTTCGATCCAGGCCACCGGGTACTCCGTCGGTATTTGCGGTTCGTCCACCAGGGTGGCTTCCTGCCGGGCCACGGCTTCCATGTAGGGAAACTGAATCCGGGGCAGGGTTGGGCTTTGGGTACAAATCCAGCTATGGACTTTCCAGCACCAGACGTCACCCACTTTCCAGAGGATGCCCGCCGCCACAAAGTCGCGCGTGTCGGCGTAGTCGATGCCGAAAACAGCGGTATGTACTTCGTCTGGCTCTCCGGGCGGGTATGGCTGATTTGCGGCCATAATGTTGTCCCAGCTGGTGACTTCCGTTTCGGTGTTGCCCTGGGGGCGGTTCATTCTTTTGGTTGCGAACGCGGAATGGCTGGCCGGGTCCTGTTTGTATTCCTCATACTCCAGCAGCATTTCTTCCCGAAGTTCCTGCCGGGTGGGATCGTTCAAAGACGGGTTTGCTTTGGCCCAGGCTTCCGGCTGGTGGATCTCTTCGTCGCTGTCCAGGCGGCAGAAGAAATATAACCAACCGTTGTCCGGCTCCGTGCCTTGCAGCACTTTAAGGCCCTTTGTCATGTATCGGTCAAGTGGACCGTCCCGGACGTTGCCCTGGGTAGAAATGTAAGTACGCCGGGGCATAGGCCGCTTGCCCAGGCCGGTGACAGCAACATCCAGCAAGGCGCTGTTTATGTAGGCGTGTAATTCGTCAAAATCAACTTTACCGGGGCGTCCGCCGTCTTTTGAGTTAGGGGCGCGGGTGTAGTACTTTATCCGGCTTTTGGTTTTTCGGTTCTTTATTTCCTCTTTGTTCCAGGTGAAATACTTCTCAAAGTACCGTTTGTTACTTTCCAGAATGTCGTAAATATCGTCGAAGGTGGCGCGGGCCTGGTCCTCCGAATTGGCGAACATATCAATGTTGTATTTTTCAATACCATTGATGGGGGTAATTAAGCAAAAATCTTCAAAGGCCAAATAGCCGTTTTTACCGGCTCCACGGCCCACGACAATCATAAGAATGGGCCAGCGCAGACGCCCAGGGGCTTTATATACGCAGTTATGCAGGGCAAAACAGAAGGTTTCCCACTCCAATAGCTTGTATGGAAAATACTTCTGCTGATCCATATACCGGGCCAGCTGCTCTTCGTCCACATAAATGCTTTCCTGTTGAAAAGTCCGCTCCACCAGGTCCACAAGCAGTATCTGTTCCCGGCACACCGGCACGGTGCCGGACCTCACCAGGGCTATATAGTCCTGTATGTAGTGGGTCACAGGTCGCCGCCGCTTTCATCCGGGGGCGGTACGGTGTCCGTCCTCAGATCCAGTTCGCGCAGGATCGAAAGTTTTTGCTTGTTGTACAAGGCCGCCGCCTTAATTGCCGGGTTTTCCTTGTCGTACTCTTTGCCGGACGCGCTGCGGGCGGTGATCGTCAAGCCATTTTTTCGGACGTCGGCCTGTGCCTTCTTTTCCTGCTTGTAATAAAAAACATAGTCGTCGATAAGGGCCAGGAAGTGGTCAACATTTGCGCCCCGGTCTTCCAGCTGCCGTATCAGGCTTTTTTTAACGTCTTCTGCGGTCACATTCTCAGCCCCTTTCTGTTGGTGTTTTGGCGGTTTCCATTACGCACGCGCACACGCGCGCGAACATCTAAAGCGGTGTCGAATTTTTCCCCATTTTTTCCTCGCGCGCACGACGGCCCCGTTTTGTCCACCCTGTGCCTCGGTTTCCAAATCCGGGGGGATTTCGGTTTCGGGGACCGGGGGGTGTCCTGGCTACCATCGTTCTTCTGTTACGGGAATTTTTCTTTTATGGTGTTCATCCCAGTGGCACCCAGGACAAACTATGATCGTGTTAGGCTCCCCGTGTTCGTCGTACTCAGACAGGGCCAGGTCTGGCCGCTTCCTTACTTCGTTGACGTGGTGGACAATGGCGACGGGCCGCCGGTCATTGCTGCTGCTCTTCTTCTCCCATGGCTTGCGTAACGGTGTCACGACTGCCGGTGTCTTCCGCTCACACAGCTGGCACCGGCATGGCCTGGACTTCAAGATGTACAGACGGAAGCGCTTCCATTCTTTTGACAGGTAGAATAATTCAAGCTGTCCCTTTGCAATTAACTGCAAAATCCAACTTGCAGGCCAGCTGTCCGGGTTGTAAGGCAAGGCCACGGCGGCACCTCCGGCAGAAAATAAGAAAGCCGCAGGCTTTGGCCTACGGCTTTCTTGGTAATATATCCGCCCCGGTTGTGTCCCGTGGCTTTACTCGATAACAAAATATCACACGACAGCGTACACTTTCAAGATTGTAAAAATCTTTTTTGGAAACTTTTGGACACTTTTTGTCACCGCTTTTTCTGCTGATCCGGAATGTGAATATGCAGCAATGCGGTGCCGTGGTTGTTGGTGGCCCAGGTTCGGGACTTTCCTTCTGCTTCTGCCGCGTCCTCCCAGCTCATGCCGTCGATATAATGGCGCATGAGTAAGACCCGCTGTTCACCTGCCGGGACCTGTTTAATAAGTGCAAGCACGCGGCGCTTTGCATCCCTGGCATACTGCCGGGCGTCCTGTTCGTTTTCCCTGGCTGTTTCCAGTTCCAGGACGGCGGACGTTGTGGGGTTACCAACCTTTCCGCTGATCGGTGCAGCGGTGGCGTCCGGGCTGCGGTAGCCGTTGGATTTCTCCATGTTCTCCACCTTGTTGGCCCAGTAATCCACTTCTTTCAGCGCGTCCAGGTATTCATTTAACGCCGCCTTTTTCTTTTCGTTCTGTTCTTTCTGGCTGTTATTCTTCATGCCGCCGCCCCCTTGCTATGATCTCAGCCCAGCGATATGCCGGGCGCTTGCCGGTCTTCTCCCAACGTTTTGCCATGGCTCTGGTGATCCGGTCGAACATAACGGACAGGACCGCCACCAGGGCAAGCAGTACCACGGCCAGGGCCAGAAGTGCAAGCAGGACAGCGGCAAGGCCACCCAGGAACAGGGCCAGGAAAGCGCCGGTATGCTCCCAGCCCATAAGGAAGTATGACTGCCACATTATGCCGCGCCCCCTTCCAGATCGGCCAGGACGTCGGCCAGCGCCCCACGCAATGCACCCATGAACTTGCTGGCCTGGTCTGTCTTGCCTTTTTCCTGCATAGTGGCCGCAAGCTCCCGCATGGCGTCCACCTTGTCGGTCAGCTGTTCAAACAGAAGGAAGAACCGGACGCCGTCTTCGTCGCTGCTGGCTGCCAGCTGTTTGGCCATAGCTTCGGCCCGCTCTCTGGCTTCTGCTTCGGCCTGCTGGGCCTGGGCCAGCGCCGCCCGGTCCTTGGCTTCCTGCTGGGCTGCTGCTTCCTGGGCCGCTTCCCTCCGGGCCTGGGCCACCTGCTTTTCGGTTTCTGCCTGGGCCTTCTGTTTGGCGTCGGCCTTTGCCTTGCGGACTTCGGCAGCTGCGGCCTTCTCGGCCTTCAGCGTGGCTTCGTTGATCTCGGCGGCGTGGGCAGCTTCCAGCTTTGCCCGCTCTTCTGCAAACTCAGCGGCCATCTGCTGCCGGGTTTCCTCTATGGCCTGCCGCCGGATTGCGTCGGCGTCAATGGGTTCCGCTTCCACTTCGGCCACGGGTTCCACCTGTTCTTCCTGCTGGAAGAGGTTAAGCTGTTGGGCCATGGCGTCCCGCTCTTCAACCAGCTTTTTCAGTTCCGCCACGGTGATATTTGCCAGGGTGTCGCCGGTCAAGTCCTCCCGGTCCTCCGGGTTCAGCTTAGAAAGCAAGGCCAGCTTTGTGACGCCTGCCGCCGCGTTCTCTTCAATCAGACGGGCCGGAAGGCTTTCGACAACGGTAATGTAGTTGTACGCCTGCCGCTGCTTGATACCTACCGCCGCTTCGGTGTACTCAGCAAAGGAAGAAAAACCCAGGTCTTTATAGCGCCCGCTGTCCCTCATGCGCTTCAACTTCCGGCCCAGGTCAAGCAGACTATTAACGGCGGTCTTCGCGGCCTGGACGATCTCGAAGTGCATAGCGGCGGCTTCCTGCTGTTCCACCGTCATGCTGGTGATATTGTTCAAAATTGCAAGCTGTTCCATTATTTGTTCCTCCTAAAAAATGAGAATTTTATACCGCCGCCGGTTTGGCGGCTTTGGTTTTCTTCTGAATCCATGGGGCCACGATAACGGCCAGCCATTGTTCCTCGAAGGCCCGGACCTCCAGGGTGCGTTCACAGTTCTTTTCTCCGCGGTTCTGCAATACCTTGCCTGTCTTTGTATTCAACTGCAAAGTAAAGAACGGAAGATCCGGCGCGTCGGTATGGCGAATAAAGAAAATACAATCGCCTTTACAATGGGCGTCACCATAGCCACCCACACAATGCCCCAGGGTTTTGCCCTCTGCAATTAACTGGCTTTCGTTTTGCGCCGGTGTAATCAGCAGTCCGCCGTTTTCCCATTGTAGCGGCGCCAACTGCTTGG